AGAAAGATCTGGATCATCTGAAGCTATTTGGGAAGATTGGGAAGATGTTGGAGGTCCTTTTGAAAGACGTGAATCAACTTCAACCTTCTCTACATTCAATAGAACAGTAGAAACAACAAGACAAGGTACTATAGAAGATGTACGAGCCAATGCTGACACATTAGGTGCAGGTAGAGTAGCTACTTTAACAAGAGACTGGGAAACAACTGGACAGATCAGAAGTAGTTTCCAAATTACTGGCACAACGAACCAAACAATTCGAAGAGAAGAGACGACTGAAACACGTCGTATGATGCAAAATCAAAGAAGAGAGGGTCTTCAATTCCATGTAAATGAAAGAGTTGATACAGAGTCCTTTGGAAATAGAATTGTATCAAGAGAAATTATTCGTTTCATGAGGCAAAGAAATATTGAATTCTTTGCTAAAAGAATGAGACCATTTACTAGATTGTATAGTTTCTTTGATAATGTTGCTGTAACAAACTTCTGCACACCAAAATTAATTGAAATTACAATGGTATCTGGAACATTCCAGGCAGGAGAAACCATTGTAGGGTTTGATCCAGCAGTTAATACAGCAAATTCAAATAATGCTGGTTCTGGATTTAGAGCTGAGTTGTGTAATATTAATCATAGATCAGGACCCAGACTGGAACCAACTGACATATTTACCAATAATCCATATGATAGGGACAATCAAGTACCAAGTGAATACACTGCAGCATCTACAATTTTAAATATTGATACCAAACAATTATCAAGTGATACAAATAATAATTCATTTGGACATATTATTAGTGGGATGAGATTGGTTGGTCAAACCAGTCAAGCACAGGCAACTGTAAGTCAGGTAAGACTTATTACAGATAGAGTTGGTGGTTTAATTGGTGCTTTTGAGGTGCCTAATTCAGATTCAGTATCTTTTGAAAATGGAAGGAATGTATTTAGATTGACAAGCAGTAGTTCAAATTCTAGAATACCTGGAACTGTAACTACTTCTGCTCAGGAACCATTTTATTCTCAAGGTGATGCTGATCAAAGTCAGGAGGTTACATTATCCTTAAGAAATGCTGTTGTTGATGCTGAGGAACTAGAAGAAGAGCAAACCATTGAACTAAGTTCAGAAACAACACGTGGTGGAAATGAGCGAGTTACTGCGCAAGGAACCCAGGCAGATACAGGATATAGAGATCCTCTTGCTCAAACATTTACAGTTGATAAATCAGTTCCAGATGGAGTGTTTGTAACTGGTGTAGATCTTTATTTCCAATCTCTTGATTTTGATGCCCCTGTTGAGGTTGAACTGAGAGAAGTTGAACTTGGTCTTCCTGTATCAAAGAGACTTGCTGGAACACTTGTGGTTCTTCAACCTGGAACACCAGATAATCCATTAATTTCAACATCTGATGATGCCTCAGTTCCACATACTGTAACATTTGACTATCCAATTCATCTTAATCCAGATAGAGAATATGCACTGGTTCTTCTATCCAATGTTCCAAATTATAGAGTTTGGATTTCAAGATTAGGTGAGATTGATGTTGGTACAATTAATTTATCTGAAGGATCACAAACTTTAGTATCAACACAAACAATGCTTGGTTCATTATTTAAATCCCAATTAGGATCTACCTGGACACCAAGTCAATATGAAGATTTGAAATTCACATTAAAGAAAGCTAGTTTTGTTCCAAGTGGAACTGTTACACTTTTCAATCCAGATCTTCCAAGAGCACAGGAAGTTATGATTGAAAATCCAGTTTCTGTAATTAAAAATGAAGTTCGTGTTGGAATTGCAACAACTTTAGCAGCATCATCAATAGGAGTCATTGCTGATGATTTATTTGCACAAGGTGTATTAGTAACTCAATCAGGAAATGTTGCCTCTGGTGAACTTGTATCAGCAGGTGCATCAATTACATCTGCATTGACAATTACAAACGCTGGATTTGGATATACACCATCATCTGGTCAAAGGTCTTATGATAATGTATCTTTAACATCAGTCACTGGAACTGGATCAAATGCAACAGCAGATATTACTATAAATGGTGGTGTTGCCATAGCAGCTACTGTTAATAATGGTGGAAGTGGATACTTCCTAGGAGATGTGTTAACAGCCTTACAAATTGGAACAGATACACTTGGTTCAGGAGTTAGATTCTCAGTTGGAATTACTTCTGGAATAAATGAACTTACACTTACAAATGTTCAAGGTGAATTTGTAACAACTCCTGGTCATAAATTATTCTTCCAGAAAGCTGGTTTTGGAGTTACTGAATTAAATTATGCTGCTGGTGGTAATATAATTCCAAGTTCTGTTACTACTATTTCTGATGGTCTTCATATGAAGATTAGACATAAAAACCATGGAATGAATAGTAATTCAAATATTGTTCAATTATCAGGATTACAATCTGATGTAGATCCAGTATCTTTAAATAACACATATCCTAGCACTGCTAGCACTGGTGAC